GCTGGAGCTGGAGCTGGACTTGGTGCAGGTGCTGGCGCATTAAACGCTGCAACTGTTGAGTTAACTGTATTGTTATATTCCTCTTCTGCATTGTATGGAGCAGGAGCTGGAGAAGGTGCTGGTGCTGAAGCGGCTGTTAATGCATCCTGAAATGATTGCTCATCAGCGACCCCGACTTCTACCCCTTTATCTTCACGATCCTTAGCTTCTTGTGAGGCATCAAATGCTGCTGCGACACTTTCTGCTGTGGCAGCTCCAGACTCTAATTGACCTTGCCAATATGCCTTACCTGCTGCATCTGGTTTTCTACCAAATTTTTCTTGGTAAAGATTATCTAAATATGTTGACGTACTAGCAAGTGAAGGCATGGTTTAGAAGAAGCCGCCTTGGGCAAATAAATGAACTCTTGAGTTTGCACTAGGTGCAGAGAGGACAGTATCAACTCCGCAATAGATCAATGCTCCAGATGGGACGTATAGACCTGTATTCTTCTTATCTAATTCAGTAACCGATGCATCACCACCAAGGTTAGGAACAGGAACACTTAAAGCTGGTAATGAGATATTTGTTCTTTCTCCTTTAGACGTACTTGATATTGCTGCTCCACAGACGTAAGCAGTATTAGCCGTTGTCACTGATGTAGCAGTGGTAGCAGTACTAAGGAAAATCAAAACATTAGATGCTGTCAGACTCGCCTCCAGTGCAATGATGGACAAGCTATCAATAACAGCCCCATCATTCGCTGAACAATCAACCAGCAATACACATCCTGCTGGCGATGGTGTATTCAGATTGGTTGAATCTGTTAATGCCGACGTTCCTCCAAGTGTTGCGAACGAATGTAATGGTCTATCGACCAACAGCGGCATTTTGTTTGAACTACTCGTTGCCATTTAATTACCTATCTTCTAAAAGTTTACTCAAATTAGATAGCTACATAAGAGAGATATCTCTTTGTGGACCTTGATTCATTAATCCAAGACTCGTGCTCATACCTTTCCTGTTTGGCTTTGTTTTATCTTTCTTAACTGATCCTGCTTTCTCTACTGGAACTGGTGGTGGATCAAAGGATGCACCACGTTGATTTGGTCTTGTAAATATTGGTGTTTCGTTATTTACAATCTGCTCACCATCACCATATGGATTACGCCTTAGAACCTGATCTCCTTGCATGGAACCAGCAGGGTCTATTGGTGCAGGGATTGGAATGAATGATTGTGCATTCTCTGGGTTATTGGGAACCCCTCCTTTCGATCCAGCGAATAAGTTATTTGCTTCTCTTTCTTTTAATTTATCAACGTACCATTCGTTTGGTCTGAAGGTTCTCTTATTACCTTGCTTGTACTTCATTGGATCTTTTTTCTTAGTCATGCTTCTGTACCCCCAAGAAGTTGTGCAAGTTTGCTAGGGACTCTTCCTTTATGTTGCTGCAATAAAACATCTGGCTCGGAAACAACATTGCCGGGCTGCCCTCCTACTTGAGGTATCTCAACTCCGGGGGTTGGTGTTCCTATCTTTGGTTGGACTGAATCAAAAACTTCAGCACCTGTCTTTGCTGACTGAGCTAAAGCAGCTATTGCATTCTCTGTGAAAGCTGTATTTCTATTACTGTCAGCATTTGTTATTGAAGCTGCAAATTCTATTTCAGAACCTTTTCCAAGACCTTCAACACCCGGATACATTCCAGAAACTTCGGCTTGTTCTTCTGCTGCATCTTTAGCTTGGATGCCAAAGTCATTTCCTACCTGAAGGCTTCTATAAAAATCATCAGCTAAATCAGGAGTTGCTTTCCCTTCGTTTCCACCGTATTGCTGTAGCAAAGCTGTCATGTCTGACTGCTGATTTCTTGCTCTATCAGCACCCGGATTAACGGTTGGAGCTCCTTCGTTTACTGGCTCTTGTGCAACTTCTTCTTCAACCATTTCTTCAGACCCTCGTTTTTGGTACCAATCTCTTGGGCTAAATTTGTTCATCAGGAATTACTACCTCCAGTTTTGTGATCCGACAGCTTGAGTTATTCTCGTTCCTACGGCTGTATCCGCTGGCCCTTTAATTGCCATGATGAATTCAGAACCTGCTCGATCAAATGCATATCTCCTGACTTCATCTCTTCGATAATTGGCGACATACAATGTTTCAGCAAGTCGATCAACTTCTCTTAGATAAACCTCTCGATATGTTTTATCAGCCTTAATAGGATCAGACTGCAAGATTTGCCTTGTAGTATCACCTGATATGCTCTGAATCATATTGGGCTGCGGAGATGTCTCAGACTTAAATACCTGAGATAATCTGTAAGCCTTGTCGCAACGATTCAAATGCTCAATAATCCTGTCATAGAAATAACTATCAGGAACACGAGCCATTGCCTCCTCTAACCGAGCAATGTCACCAGCAGGTAAGTTTGCTCCAGTGTTATAGCCGAGATGGAACCTTGTACGGCTTTTTTCGTAGTCGTTAAGCTCCAATCTTTATAAAAGGCGACTTTCGCTTTATTCTAGGCTTTTTAACTAATGTATATTAAGTCTTCTTTAAAGACCTCATCCCAATCAACTCTTCCAATCTTTCTGAGTTGATCTAAATTCTTAAATCTTTCTCCGGGCAATGAAAGTCTCAACTCTAATATTTTCTTAGCAGTCGCATATCCAATACCTTTTACTTGCTTAGCTATTGATTCTGCTGTGGCTACGTTGAGGTTCAATCGAGTGTCTAGAGGTATTACAGACTCAGGAATTTTATCCTCATCAATTTCTTTCTCAGCCGATTGTGGTTCAATCTTCTGATTAGTTTTACCTTTACCTACCTCGTAGGAAACTAAATCATCTAAGGCAACGTAAGCTACGACACCAGTTGCATTCTTGACCATTGCCCAGTCCTTATCGTGATGTCCAATGAACTCGACAACTTGACCGTTCTTTGTATTTTGATATAACGCCATAAATAAAAAAAGAGCACCCCATAGGAGATGCTCTTATTGTAGTGAGAAACCTGTGGATTTAGGTCTCAGTGATGAAAGGAATGTAGGTGTTATCTAAACCTGCTACATCATCTTCAACGAAGTAAGCTACTTCAACGATGATTGGCGTACCACCTGCTTGTGTAGAAGTGATAGCTGTACCAGCACCGTTTCCTGCTGCGTTTCTTACATAGACCTTAAGAGTCTCTGCTCCAGCAAGAGTCTTAGCCTCAACAACTCCTTTCTTTGCAGAAGTAGGAGCAATTGTTCCACCAGCTACAGCAACTGTTGGTGTAGAAACCACAGTAGTTGAGATAGTGTCAGCGGCTGAAGCTGCTGCATCCTTAACAGCGATTGTATCGCCATTAGTACCTACGAGCCCTGAAGCTGCTGATCCAACTGCCTTGTCCTTACGAAGGTCAGGAACACGGACACCAACGTGATATACGTTTGCACCTGATGGAACAGTTAAGCCTGTGATATTCGCACGAACTTTATCGTCGCCACGCATATCTGGACTAGGGATAGTTACGTCAAACTCGGTACCGCCTGTGCCGTCAACGAGTGCATAACCTATTTTTTGGTAGTACTGTCTACCGGGAACAGCCACAACTGGCTGGCCTTGGTAACTCGAAAGGGTTGTGACCCAGTTACCCGGAAAAATTTTCTTTGCCATTGTTATTAGTTACCTCCTCAATATACGAATGAGTAAGCAACAGTTATGAAGTCCTTATTAAGGATTTCAAAACCAGCAAAAAGTGACCAAATCATAATGATGAAGCGTGAAAAGTCATCATTATTGTTTAATAAGATTTGGGCATTATTGCCACCAATACCAACACCAACTGCCTGTGGTCCAAAGAACAACATTGGTGCTGCTGTGTATGTTGCAGCTCCAGCTCCACCCGGTGCAGCAGCGATGCTTGCACTGATAGATTTCTCTGGAAGGTTGGTTGATTCAAACCATCTTACGCCCTCGAACAAAAATCCGCTGGGCATGACTGGCTGTCCAGCAACGAATCCAGCTTGACCATAAGCTGGTCCCATTCCTTGGAAGAAGTTGGCGTTAGGAGCTTGCTCAGGAGACATAGGATTAACCATGCCGTTGCCTGCATAACGTGCAATCTCTCTAAATGCGTCGTTCTGTCTAAGATGCATCATCGCTGTTGGATCAGCTATGCATCTGTAGTAGCCATCGCTAAAAGTTGGAACGTTACGCTTACGCATGTCTTTTACAACTTGCAGTAAGTCAGTCTTTACGTCGAACTTAGCGGAGACACCTGCACCGTATGTGAAGAAAGGAGCAGCAGCAGCTTTTGCGTCACCGCCGGGATAGTAGTAACCACCCTGACTAGATGAAGAATTGCCGTTTGCTTCTGCCTTGAATAGCTCGTCTGCAAATACTCTGTCTCTCCAACGTCTGTAGTCATCAAGCAAGGTTAATGAACCTATTGACTGATGAAAAACGTTGAGATTACCTGTGTCTAATAAAAGACGTTGTGCTGTTAAGAGAGTTTCTCTTGCAACCTTGAATGTTGAAGGAGAGGTAGCATCTGTTGGATCTGCTGGACCTGTGTACTCCTTAAGGTTTACAAGAACCTTATCCTTAACGATATTTCTACTAGAAGCTGTGCCAAGGGTTTGATCAGCAGTACGCTCTCTGGAATCCTTATTACCGGGATTTCCCCAAAAGCGGTACCTATCTAACTGGACCGTTTGACCGGGTTGCTTCGAACAAAAGTTGACGATGTAGCTCTTTATCTACATCCACAAGATTAAGGACTCTTGTGATCGGACTATATCTTCACCCTGTATTAGGGGTTGGGCACTCGTGGACGAATCATAGAGTTTCCTCCGGTCGTCTAGTCTCTGAACCTTCCAGATTGTCTTCTGGCTTGGCTGCTGATTAGCCTTCTTTTCAGATCCGGCCTTCCAGCAATTCACCCAATTTTTCATACAACTTACGTTGTACGGACTCCATCGAAGTCGTGAACAACCACAGGCTCTACAGCCATCTCGATGATATAACCGGGATGTGGGCGGTAGAGCTCAGCCCCTAGAAGTTTTGGGAAATCATTGTCAATCCACATCTGGGATCTCTAACTCCGAAACTATATAGGGAACAAAAATCACACACCTATAGTGTGTTGCCTATATCATAAATACATCTCATAGGGTAAAACTTTTGGATGCCGCTGACGTAAGGGGGCTCTTAGGATTACTAGTCGGAGATGGGAGTCTTGTTCCATATCGCACTCCCAGCGGAGGTTATATCCAATTAACGCTCACGGCTGGTGCATCAGAGTCTGCATTTCTTGAAGAAAAAGTTGAAGAATTTAAGCAATTTATTTTCACAAGGGCCAAAATTGTTCCCTATAAAACTAAGCCCCGAAATAGTGGTAAATCGACCCAAATCCTGAGATTCAGGGTCTCGACTAATAAATTGCGTCCTGTCTACAATCTTCTCTACCCAATAGGAGAGAAGCAGTTAACACGAACCACTCTTGATTTGCTAGGTGCTCAAGCTGCTGCATGGCTATGGGCTGAAGGAGCCAGACCGAACAAAGATGGATCAGTTTTGTTGGGCAGGGTTGGTCAGACCTTTGAAGAATCCCAGCTAATTGGTAATTGGTTATCAATGTTGACTGGAGCAGAGGGATCAATAGATGAAGATTATGTAAGACCACGCATATTGTTCGATCCAGAACAAGCTCAAAAAATTAAAGAAGTTTTAACAAGCTACGCACCTAAAAGTCGAATACATCTTTTCAGTAAGGAGAAATGGGATGTCAGTTCAATTCGTAGCTCACGCACTGAGTTACAGCTTGGGGAAGGGATCGATCAGTCTGAGGGGGAGAAAGAAAAGGCCATGGCTTGAAATTAAACGATTAGAAATTGATCGAACTTATCTAGATCATCAACTCAGGAAATTACGTCAGTATCACGATGGTGCTGTTGATTACGTTTGGGATCGTGTGCCAACAGATGGGTTCTATGACATGGAACGCTTCAGATTCCAAGGAGATATGCTTTGGCGAGCTTATGAATTGCTATACCCCAGAGATAAGCGAATGATCTCTAGAGAAGTACTAAATACAGCAGGGTTGAAAGGAGCTGCTGCGTTATGGATTGATCAAGGAAGAATTACAGGAAAAAGGGGATCAATCAGAGGTTCATATTCTGAGAAGGAATACGAAGCCTTGGAATCATGGTTCAACGACCTCAGTATCCCAGCCAAGATACATCGCAATAATATTTCGATTGTCCAGCTCAGCTTTAAGAAGGATTCCTTAAATGAATTAATTAATCTTATTAGACCTTACGTTCACATAAATATGAAGAAGAAACTTAGGCAAGAGATGTCTAAATTCAGATAGATTATGTAAGCCCCGAAGAAGAACTACGGCAGGGGTTGCATGGGTTAGGAGTTCTAATTTTTGTAGTTTCTTAGAACTTTAAACTGATCCCTAGGCGTGTCCCAACGTGTAGGGCTCCTGACTCACAAGAATTAACTAAAATGAGTTCATACAAGGGTTCCCATCTTTAATGAGTGACTCTCTTGAACAAGAAGACCTAGACTCACCAACCATCTCTCCACAACGACGACGATACTTAGAGTATTGCGAAGAAAATCCGTCGGATGAGGAATGTCGGTTATATGAGTGCTGATCCTTATGACTTCATTAACTGGCTCGATAAACAAAATAAAACAGTCTTATGGTGGCAGTGATAAATCATCGCCATCATTTTTAAGGCCAGAGCATGTTAAATACAATACTCCTGCTAAAGCTAAGAACCTAGGTATAGTCTTCAATCTCAATACAACGCTTACAGGAACTATTGGATCTGAGGCTGGAACAAATACTCTATATTTCAAAGTCACAACGTCAGGCGAGTCAGACCTAAGAGTTGTGAAGAATGCTTTAAATAAATATACGGATCAATATATCTCTTTCGGTTTACTCAACGAGCACCTTGATCAAATAAGAATTCAGCCAAATGGTTTTGGTTGCAAGAATGACATACACAACACAGATGAATTAGAAAGCAACTTACAGCTACCAAAAGGAACTTACTACGTCAGTGTCTGCAATTCACAATGGCAGGAGTTACCTTTTAGTGTCAGCTTCCAAGTTATTCGCTATTTACTTCTAGATGGAACGGCTACTGGCAGGAATGAATTAAGAGGCCGAATAGGACTAGTAAAACTCTTTGGTGATGCTACAGGAGTTAATAACAACTCACTCACCTTTACCCCATTAAATAAATTAGATGAAATTTCTGGTACAGCTTTAGGTCAATCAGAAGCAACTGGTGCGTTGACAATAATGAAGGGAACAATTGTTGGACGAATGGTTCCTTACGGAAGACTTAAAATGTATTGGAGAGTAAGTGGAACCATCAGCGGTTCAAGTGCAAATGTGGCTACGCTTACTAGTACAGCTCCTTATGGTGGTGGGTATTAAATAAACCCTCAAAAACACAGACAAGAGCTACAAAAACCCAGTTAGTAAATAGAAGTTCGCATGGCATTTTCCTCGTATCTTGCAAATAAGATTCTTGGTTGGATAAAGAATTCTTCATTCCCGAATGCACTCACAAATGTATATGTCTCAGTGCATACAGCCGATCCGGGTGTGGCTGGTTCTAATAACGATGTGACAAGTTCGATAAAAGGTTCTGGTACTCGTACATCAATCGCAAGCACATCATTCAGTACTGTTAGCTCTGCATCAGGCGGTGGATATGAGATAACAAACGCAATTGTCTCTCAGATCACGACAAGTGCTCAAAATTCTTCACCAACAACTGTCACGCATTTTGGCATTTGGGACGCAGCTACGGCAGGTAACTTCCTAGCATCTGGAGAGCTTACAACGTCCGTTGATGTTCAGCTTGGTGATACTGTTCAGTTCAACCAAGGAGCTATGGCAATTAAAGTGATCTAAATTATGACCCAGCAGAGATGGCTCCTACTTGGAGTTGGAATAGCTTTCGGAGCTTCAAATGTAGTAGCAATATCCCTGCTGGGGCGTGGTCAAAGCGGATTACCGAAGTTTAATTTACCTGTAAGCCAATATTCTTCGTACAGCATTGATGTCTATAAGGCAGGGGAAACCGAGTCTTATAACATCAAGCATCGAATGCATGATCCTAAAATAGTAGAGGAGCTAAGAACAATAGAAAAGCCTGCTGGCGTATTTAGAAAAGGGAAATCTGAAACTTACATACTCAAACAATCGCCTGTTGGAGATGAATTTAATCAATCATCAATTCGCAGTCCCGAACTCACGGCAAAGCAAGCCGAGTGCATTGAAGCAGGAGCTGCTGGCAAGATGCAGGGCCGACTCGTCGGTTCCGCAGTTGGAACGGCTGCTGCGCCAACACTCGCCGGAGTGCCAGTACTAGGACCATTTCTTGCTGGTGCTGCCACCATGCTCGGAATGGATCAGGGCTCAAAAGTTGGATCTCAGATAGCTAAGGACTTCAAAGATTGTTGAGGTCTGGTGTAGAACGCACCATTCTTTCTGATATCTATATGCACATACCCTTTTTCTTTGTTGGGTAGGAATCCTCCTGTCCATCTTCTTGATAACCATCGACTGAATTCCACGAGGTCATCTTCTACTGGATAGATATCAAGAGCCATTCCTTTTGAGTGATAGTTGTCTTTAATTTTCTCTTCGGGTCTGTAACCACCAAGTACTCCTATAGGAGCTCCCCAAGCTTCTCTAATACTGTCAAACTGTTCTGCAAGCTGTAACAGATTAAGTATGTCTTTACTGCCCTCTACAGGGGCACGACGAGGATCATATTGCAACATCTCTCCAACAGTGATGTATTTACCTACTCGATCTTCTAAAACATTCCAAGTGACGGTGTCATTTTTTCTAATGGAGAAATTAGTTGCATTTCTTTCTCTCCAGTATCTTTGTTCAATAAACCATTTTTCTCCACTACCAATTAACGTGACTAGCGCATGATTATCTCTTGGTATTTCTTCTAAGCGTGAGATAAGTAATACTTCATCAGTCTCGATATAGTTTTTACCTTCTTCTGATAAAAGATAATGATTGATTGGTGCCTTTTTTATAAACGTATCATCAGAAGCTTCTAAATGAATTGGTAATACTGATTCTTTTCTCCATTCGTCTGATTCCATTTCTCTTCTAAACATCAATCCCGGCAATTGCTCTCCGTATGATTTATTAAATAAACCAAGAATAAAAGGAACATCCTCATAGGCTTCTGGATGTTTTGCTCCTTCTTTTAGGACTTCTCTTAAGTTTTCAAATTCTGGCTTTTCAAAAAAATCTATAGACATATTCCAAGCAAAGCTAATGATTACTGCTTGGCGATTAGGACCAAGATTATCCCAGCCCGGAATCTTACTTACCTCTGGCAATACATCTCGTTCTATTTGTTCTTTGGTGTATTCAGTACAAATAGCTGCGAAACATACATCACCCATTCGAACAGGATCTCCATTCGAATATTTTGTTAATCCAGTGCAAATCGTTGGAACTCCTTGTGGATCTAAATATGATTCAACTTCTACCCCTTCAAACTTCTCGATTAACGCTGCTGCTTTCTCAATCGTCAACGGATGAGTCATCGTAAATTTTCGCAAAACGTGTGGACTTCTTAGCCATTGGCTCTTTTCCGAGAGTCATTCTTTCGGCCACGTTAAAAGCCCCTTCTTCACTGTATCCTTTGGATCTTAAATTTTCGACAGTTTCGAGAAATATATCGAAATGATCATCACCCGCAAATCTTTTATCATCTTCGTCTAAATCATATTCATTCGCATCATTAATTGACCCATTGCCAGCAAGACGCATTAGTCAATGTCGATGTCTAATTATGTTAACTACTAAAACTAAGAAATAAGTCTACGAATAGCGTCTGGATACTGAGCAGTGAATTCCGCTAGTTCTCTTCTGTGCTGTCCAGTATTCGTTGCGTCTTGAAGAGTGGATGTATAGTAATCAATTAGCTGAGCACCTTTGAGGTCTTCTGTACGTGCTCTCTCTGCTGCTCTCATCGCTATTTCTTGCATGTTGGCAATGTTGCCAGCATTTGTTGTTTCAGATCTTGTTACTTCTGTTTGTGCTGCTTGTTGAAGGGCTTGATTTTGTTGTGTGCTAGACGGTCCCTGCTCGTTCAATCGAGCTGCATCTAAATTTATATTTTCTGATGGTGGAAGATTCATGTGGTGTAGCCCCCAATTAAGGGGGCGATAACTTCTCGGTTATCCGACTGAAGGTGCTGTCAAAGCAATATCGTCAAACGCATGAGATTCTATTGATGCTAGATCTAATGGGAAATTATGAGCGTTTCGCTCGTGCATAACTTCCATTCCGAGGTTTGCTCTGTTAAGTACGTCACCCCAAGTTGGGACAACCTTACCACCTGAGTCTACTACTGATTGATTGAAATTGAATCCATTTAAGTTGAATGCCATGGTACAGATGCCCATAGATGTCAACCAAATGCAGATTACAGGCCAACTAGCTAAGAAGAAATGAAGGCTTCTTGAGTTATTGAATGAAGCATATTGGAAGATCAAACGACCGAAGTAGCCATGTGCTGCAACGATGTTGTATGTCTCTTCTTCTTGTCCAAACTTATAACCGTAGTTTTGTGAATCCAATCCAGTTGTTTCACGAATCAATGATGAAGTCACCAATGAACCGTGCATAGCAGAGAACAATGCTCCACCAAACATTCCTGCTACACCAGCCATATGGAATGGGTGCATCAAGATATTATGTTCAGCTTGGAATACGAACATGAAGTTAAATGTTCCAGATATTCCTAAAGGCATTCCGTCAGAGAATGAACCTTGACCAAATGGATATACAAGAAAAACTGCGAAAGCTGCTGATACAGGAGCTGAGTATGCAACACAGATCCAAGGACGCATGCCTAAACGGTATGACAGCTCCCACTGTCTTCCCATGTATGCAGAAATTCCAATTAAAAAATGGAAAACAACTAATTGGTATGGACCACCGTTATAAAGCCATTCGTCTAACGTCGCTGCTTCCCATATGGGGTAGAAGTGTAAGCCGATAGCGTTACTAGAAGGTACAACAGCACCAGAAATAATGTTGTTGCCATATAAGAATGAACCAGCTACTGGCTCACGGATACCGTCGATATCGACTGGTGGAGCAGCTATAAATGCAATGATAAAGCAAGTTGCTGCTGCTAGGAGACATGGGATCATGAGAACACCAAACCAACCGACATAAATGCGGTTATTGGTAGAAGTAACCCAGTCGGTTAGCTCATCCCATCCTTGTAAGAAGCTTCCGCTTCTCAGTGATGAAGTAGTCATCGAGTAAAAAGTACATTATTTATTTAGATATGATGAGAGACTTAACCCCATGGTCTCGGTTAGGGGATGCTGACACGTCTGGCAGCAAACCCTATTTTACCAATTATTTTTTCGCCTTATATTCGGTTGCCCTACGACGTGCTTCTTTAGCTTTTTTAGTATTAGCTACTTGTGTATTCACTGGCTTACCTTTTGTTTCCCTCTTCTTTTTCTCATCGGTAGCCGTTCTCTCCTCCTTCGTCATAGAAGCCCAAGCTTTCTTAGGTAGGTATCTTTCTGTTCTACCTTTTTCTCTAGCTAGATCAGCCATTACTTATCCTTCTTTTCGTATTCTTCTTTAGTCTGCCAATCTTCTTTACTCCATTTAGATAATTTGTT